GTAAACGCACGGCGGGGTGCGTATAAGACGTCCACGCTGCGTGCGGACGGCTCGTACAGCCGATCCCGGCTCCGCCCGGTCACGATCGGCGTTCGCCCTGACGGTTCACCGTTGCAGGTGTACGCGACTCTCGAAGGGACGACAGCTCGAGGTGCGTGGGGGCGTGGACGCTCTGAGCTCGTCAAAGTGGGCGACGAACGCTACCGACGCTCGAACACCCTCCGCTTGATGCCTGAATCCGTCATGAAAATGACAACGTCCGAGTCTCCCGAGCGTATCCGCGAACTGCTGAAGCGGTACGGGTACATCATCTGACCAACCAAGACTTTCCCGGCCCGGCGCCGGGGACGACCGCGCGACGCGGGACAGCCCCTCAAATGGGGCACAACAGGGCCTCCACAACCGTGGGGGCTTTTTTCATGCCCATTTTGAGGAGCGATTCCCCATGACTGATGACGTCACCGACGCGACGGACGAGACGACTGACGTAGAGACAACTGCTGAGGAAGTCGAAGAGACGACCGATGCCGAGGAAACCGAGGAAACCCTTGGTGAACCTGGCAAGAAGGCTCTCGCGACCGAGCGCGCCGCGGCACGTACCGCGAAGCGTGAAGCCCGCGAGGCGAAAGCCGAGCTTGCCGCCCTGAAGGCGCAGATCGCGGCGAAGGACAAGCCGACCGATGAGCAGGAGTTGGACCGTGTGCGGCGCGAAGCCACAGCGGAAGCAACCCAGAAGTCGAACACCCGGATTCTCCGCAGCGAGATCCGTGCGGCGGCAGCAGGAAAGCTCGCAGATCCTGCCGATGCGGTCGCATTCCTTGACCTCAGCGAATTCGACGTAGACGAGAACGGCGACGTGGACGCATCCGCAATCGAGGACGCGATCACCGACCTTCTCACCCGGAAACCCCACCTTGCCGCGACGGGCAAGAGGCAGTTCGGGAACGTCAACCAGTCCGCGAAACCCCAGGCCAAGCCCGGGCAGCTGACACAGAACGAATACAACGCATTGTCCCGAGAAGAGCGACGCAAGGCCCGTGATGAGGGCCGCGTCAACCTGATTCTCGGGGCCAAATAACACGAAAGGAGCGCCATCATGGCTCTCGCAAATGGAATCCCCGAGGTATGGGCTGATGAGATCCTCGACCGTTGGGAGGCGGAGGCGGTTTTCCCGCAGCTCGTGTCCCGCGAGTACGAGGGTGTTGCCCGCCGTGGCAACGTCGTGCACCTGACTGGTGTCGTCGCCCCGACGATCAAGAACTACAAGACGGGCGCGGTGTCGGACAACGACCCTGAGGACCCGCAGCCCATTCCCCGCACCACGAAGGCGGATGACGTCACCGATACCGGTGTGGATCTCCTCATCGACCAGGAGAAGGCGTTCGACTTCAAGGTGCAGGACATCGATGCTGTGCAGTCTGGTGGCATCGTGCAGGTCCGCCACTACACGGACGCGGCCGGCGACGCGCTCGCTGCGGACTCGGACGCGTTCCTCGCCGCTCTGCTCGCCACCAACGGCACGGCCATGACTGCTGCGGCGGTCACGACCGGTGATCAGGCGTGGGATCAGATCGTCCAGGCACGCAAGGAACTGCAGAAGGCGAAGGTCCCTGCCGCGAACCGTGTCCTGGCGGTCAACCCGGAATTTGAGGCGCTGCTGCTCACGGCCGCGTCGAAGATCACCGGTTTCGACACCTCTGGTGATGCGAACGGTCTCCGCAACGCGACCATCGGCAACGTGCTCGGCTTCCGCACCGTGTCGGCGCTGTCCATCCCGGACTCGTCCAGTAAGCCGCGCTTCATCGCGTTCCACCGCAATGCTGCCGCGTACGTGTCGCAGCTCGACTCGATCGAGCGCATGCGTGACAACGACTCGATCGCTGATCGTGTTCGCGGCCTGCACGTGTACGGCGGCAAGGTCGTCCGCGCGACCGGCATCCGCGTTTTCACCGCGTCCTGACGCAAACGGGGAGGGTCGCATGCCGGCCCTCCCCGCTCACTCGGAGAGAAGGAATCATGGCAAAGATCATCGGCCCCAGCGGGCTGATCCTCGATGTTGAAGACATCGTTGCATCCGGGCTTGTGGACGGCGGGCACGCCCGATACGTCACCGAGACCACACCCGAGCCCGAGGGCGCTGAAGAGGCACCTGCCGAGCCCGTCGAAGTGGCAGAAGTGACACCCGTCACCGAGACCACACCCGAGCCCGCCGAAACGGTTGGCGAGATGCCGAAGGGCAACGCAGGACTCGACGCTTGGGCCGCGTTCGCCACCGCAAACGGCAAGGACGTTGAGGGCATGTCCCGCGACGAGATCCGGGCCCTGTTCAAGGAGTGACACATGACCGGTTTCGCCACCGCAGACAACGTTGAGGACACCCTCAGCCGCACCTTCACCGACGAGGAGAAGGCGTGGATTGAGGTCCTTCTGGACCAGTCCGCAGGGTACTTGCGGGGCGTCATCGGTCAGCACATCTACCCGCCCGTGACATCGACGTACGTTGCGTACCCGGTGCTCGGGCGGGTGGACCTCCCGCAGTCATTCGTAGCTGACATTGTGTCCGTCAAAGCAAACGGCGCCAACGTCCCATTCACGCGGTTCGAGGACTCGATACAAGACGTCTTCTATCAGTCGGTGGAGGTCACCTTTAGCTACGGGGCCGCGGAACCGCCTGCCGATCTCGTCGGCATCAACGTCGCCATGGTCGCATCAGCGATCCTTCTCGTAGAAGCCGACCTTGGAGTGAACGTCGGAGGGCTCTCGTCCCTGGCTCTGGATGACTTCAAGATCGCCTTCGCGGACGGCGGCGACAAGACCGGACACCTCACCCTTCCCGCGCTCACGCAAGAGAACTTGCAACGCGCCTACGGGGCGTCTAGCGGGACCATGGTGACGCAATGAGCATCCTCCGCGGGACCACGACGCTGGGCCGCCGAATGGCCGAATCCCGGATGACGGAGACTGTCACGTTCTTCACCGAGGAAGACGCCATTGACGAGGAAACCCTGCAACCGATCAAGGTGGAGACGCCGATCGCAGGGACCGTGGATGGCAAGTCCACGTTCAACATCCCTGCGCGGCTGAAGGCCGCGTCCAAGGAGTCGAGAGACGTGGAGATCGCCGGTCAAGAGCCTGTCGTTTCCGCACTGGTCTTGTCGGTTCCGTCGGGGTCCATTCGCGTAGGGCCGTCCGTATTCGTGCAGGTCAGCGCATCGACGTCCGATCCGAGCCTGGCTGGCGTTCGGGTGAGGACGAAGGATTTCCCAGCCATGGGGCAGACGACGGCCTGGCGGTATCCGGTGGAGCAGGTGAGTTGAATGACGGACTTCTCCGAGCTCGACAAGCTGGCCGCTGATCTGACCAGTGTCCCGGCTGAAACGATCCCGTTCGCGCGGTCGGCGCTGCAGTTCACGGCGCACAACATCCGCGATGAGTGGCGCGAGGAGGCCGCCCGCACTGGGCTTGAAGCGTACGGCGCTTCGGTCGGGTACGACACAGAGATCAAGGCGTCGTCGATCTGGGCCGAGATTGGCCCGACACCGGGCCGTCGTCAGGGTTCGTTCGGTTTCGTGGAGGACGCGAACGGTGGCGTTCGTTCGGCACCTCAGCATGCGGGCCGTGACGCGCTCAAGAACAACGAGAAGGACTTCCACGCGGGGATCGATAAGGCGCTCGCGGATGGGTTGCGGAAGGCGGGGCTATGACCGTCGAAGCGACCTACAACGCGGTTAGGTCACGCCTTGAGACGACCCTGCTGCCGGTGCATGACACGGCGTTGGTGACGCCCGAGGACAAGCTGATCGTCGCCACATACCTGATCCTGTTCGCGCCGCTCCCTGATGATCTGGAAGAGCAGCGGTACACCATGCCGGTGGGTGTTGAGGGGCCGGCTGATTTTGACATTGATGTTCGGATCGTCGGCGCCACGTTCGGCGCGCTGCTCAAGGCGATGGACCGGGTGCGTTCGGCGGTTGTCGGGCACCGGTTCCAGATCCCTGGGCGCTGGTGTAACCCGGCACGCCTTGAGACCGGCAAGGCCGAACTTGACCGGTCTATCAAACCCGGCCTGTGGGTGTGCGACACGGGCATTCTGTTCACTTCGAGGCCAGGAGGCGCTTGATGTTCGTCCGAGTGCGCAGTGCCCGCCCTGGTGCGGCACAACATGAGTTCGATGTTCCCACTGTCGAAGTGGAACGTCATCCCGACCGTTACAAGGTCGTGGACAAGAAGCCGGTAGCTAAGCAGCGACCGGCTTCTTTCGTTTCCGGGGTGAGGCCGGAGCCGCCTGTTGAGGCGGATGCCGTGGACGACCGTCCAGCGGTGAAGAAGCCCCGCCGTGGGGCCAACCCCAAGGAGAAATAATGGCACGCGAAAGCGTATCTGAGGGCTTCGGCTATGAAGACATGGGCACCGTCCTGTGGGTGCCGACCCTCGCAGACCCCACCAAGCCCACCGTCGCGGAACTCGCGGCGGGAACGCCGATCACGTACGACCTGTACGGTGCGACCGGGTACAGCCTGACCCCGGCCGAGACGCCCCGGCAGATCACCCGTTACACGCTCGGGCAGATGCTCTCCGCTGAGGGCACCGTCTCGTACGTGCTGACGCTGCTGTACGTGTTCAACCGCGAGACGCCCACCGACGCGGAGACGACGATCGGCGTGCGCGGCACGGCCGGGTACATCGTTCATTTCCTCGGATATGCGAACGGGTGGGAGATCGCCGCGGGTGATGTCATCACCGACATCGTTCCGGTGCGTACAGCCCGCTCGAGCGTCGTCCCGGCGACGGCGAACACGGAGGCGCACAAGACGACTTCCCCGTCGATCACGGGCGAAGTCCTGCATGAGATCGCGGTCGTCGCCGGCGCGTGACACAAACCCCGGGGGTAGGGTTCCTCACCGCCCTGCCCCCGGTCTTCCATCTGGTGAGGAGAGGTGAGGAAACCATGGCGGACATCAAGGCGCTGATCGCGAAGCAGCGTGCCGAGCTTGAGGTTGAGAACCGTTCCGAGTTGGATGTTGTTCTCGGCGGCGAGATCGTGACGCTCAGCATTGAGCGTGTGCACCCGGACGTGTGGGACACGTTGATGGGTGACAACCCTCCGCGGGCTGGCGTTGAGGGTGACTCGGTGATGGGGTACAACCCGAAGGGTGTTTCTGCGTCCTACCCGAACGTCATGGTTGACGGTGAGGTCATGGACCCGGAAACGTGGGCGGAGATGTACTCGGTTCTTGATTCTGTGCACCGCAACAAGGTCGAACTGGTCATCTGGGGCATCAACGTCAACGCCGTGTTGCAGGAGTTGCAGGAACTGGGAAAAGGCCGAGCGGGCAAGAAGTAGAGCTTGCCCGCGAACTCGGCGTTTCTGTCCGTAGGTTCTTCGGCTGGGAGCCTGCCGAGGTCACCACGTACGAATACGACGGTGCCGGTCGTGTTGTCCAAGCGGTGACGGTCCGAGAGCCTGAGTTCTCTGAACTGGACCGCATGTGGTTGACCGAATCGTTCCGTCAGTCGCACATCCCCCGGGGTTCCCATGGTGTCCCGGTGGCGGACGCGACGGACGGGAAGAACTTCGGAAAGTTCAAGGTTCCCGAGCCTGTCACGGATCTGGCCGCGAAAGCGCTCCGTGAAGCCGAAGAGGCGTGGGAGACGCGTCATGGGCAGGGTTCGACACGGGATCTGCTGTTCTACGTCGAACTTGACGACTGATCAGGTGAGGGTGAGTTCTGGTTCTTCGGGCTCACCCTCATTGAACTGCACCATGCAGATCATTGAGCGGCGTGTTTCGGTGCCATCCTGCACGTAGGTGATCTTCCCGGCGACGGTGAACAACGCATTGTCGTCGCTGGTTTCGCGCTCATCTTTGATGCCCACTTCATAGAGCGCATCGCTCATGTTGGTGGACTCGATGTCGCTCGCGTTGACGCTCACGCCGACTTCTTCTTCGGCGGCTTTCACACACGCATCGAGGGCCGTACCCGCTTTGCCTGCACTGCACCCGGTGAGTAGCAGTGCCATCGCCGCGAGGGCGGCCAGTTTCTTCTTCATGCCCGGATCGTAACAGGGCGCTCGGACGCATGCCCACGCGGGTATCGACTCAGGGGGTATCCGTTATGGCTGAACGCATCACCCGGGTGATCCTCGAGGCAGATATCGCGAAGTTCGAGGAGAACCTGAAGCGCGCGAAGAACGCGACGAAGGATCTCAAGGACGAGGGTGACAAGCTCGCTGAGACTCACCGGGCGATGACCACTTTGGGGACTGCGGCGATCGCGCTGGGCGCTGCCGCCGCGGCCGGTGTCGGTGTCGCTGTGGCGAAGTTCGCTGAGTTCGACCAGCAGATGTCGTACGTGCAGGCGGCGACGCACGAGACCGCGGACAACATGGGTCTTCTGCGTCAGGCGGCTCTGGACGCTGGCGCGTCGACGGTGTTCTCTGCGACGGAGGCGGCGCAGGCCGTCGAGGAACTGTCTAAGGCCGGCATCTCAACGGCTGACATCCTTGGTGGCGGTCTGACTGGCGCTATGGACCTTGCGGCGGCGGGTGGGCTAGGTGTTGCTCGAGCGGCGGAGATCTCGGCTACCGCGTTGCAGCAGTTCCAGTTGGACGGGACTCAGGCATCCCATGTCGCGGATGTCCTCGCGGCTGGTGCTGGCAAGGCGATGGGTTCTGTTGATGACCTCGCGCAGGGACTGAAGTTTGTCGGCCCGATCGCGGCATCCATGGGTGTGTCGATCGAGGAGACGACGGGCACGCTCGCGTTGTTCGCGCAGCAGGGCATCATCGGTGAGCAGGCTGGTACGTCACTGCGTGGCATGCTGTCGTCGCTCACGTCCCCGTCCGCGCTGGCGCGGAAAGAGATAGACCGTCTCGGGATCTCCCTATACGACAATGCGGGGAACTTCATCGGGTTGGAGCATGCCGCAGGCCAGCTTGCGTCGGCATACTCGGGGATGACAGGTGAAGCCCGCGATGCTTCCCTGGGTTTGATCTTCGGTAACCAGCAGATCACCGCCGCAACCGCGCTCTACCAGGCTGGTGCGAGCGGTGTCGCGAAATGGACTGAAGCTGTCAACGACAGCGGGTATGCGGCGGATACAGCCGCAATGCGTCTCGACAACCTCAAGGGCGATTGGGAAGCGTTCACTGGGGCGTTGGACACCGCGTTCATCACGATGGGCTCCGGTGCGAACGGTCCGCTCCGTTCCCTGGTGCAGGGACTCACGGATCTTGTTGACGGGTTCAACGGGCTCCCGGACTGGGCTCAACAGGCCGCGTTCGGTGTTGGGCTGCTGACAGCCGGAATCGGCCTGGTCGGCGGCGCCGTGCTGGTTGCTATCCCGAAGATCGCGGAACTGAAGATCGCTATGGCGACCCTCGCCCCGCAGGCCGCGACCGCTCGTGCCGGGCTGTCGCGGTTCGCATCATTCCTGACCGGCCCGTGGGGTATTGCCCTGGTTGCGGCGGCGGCGGGGCTGACGTTGCTCGAGCATGGCCTTGATGCCGCGGCCGCGTCATCGGAAGAGATGCAGAACAGTCTGGTGACTGCGAAGAGTGCGCAGGAGATCTTTGACAAGGCCGGCCAGGGTTCCCAACTGAAGTATTGGAGTGACACGGCGGCGGGGTTGAAGGATCTCGGTGGCGTGCTGGATCAGTCGGCTGCGCAGTGGGAGAACCTGTGGTTGCGTCTGACCCCGACAGGTGCGGAAACGTCGAAGATGGAACGGACTCTCGCCAGCATCGGTGATGAGCTCGGGACGCTTGCGCAGCAGGACCTCCCTTCCGCGCAGAAAGCGTTCGCCATGATGGCGGACGAGAGCGACGGTACGGAACGGCAGTTGTGGGCACTTCTGTCGTTGATGCCTGCCTACAAGGATGCGCTGACAACTGCGGCGACTAGACAGGGCCTCACCGCGGACAAGCAGACGTTGATCAATCTCGCCTTGGGGAACACTCCGGACGTCGCTGTCCCGGCGACGAGCGCGATGGACGATATCGCTGCTGCCGCGGATGCGGCGGCCGGCGACCTCGAGGACATGAAGCTCGCACTTGATGGCGTCGCTGGCAAGGCCATGGAGATGGCTGAAGCGAAGGACGCCGCGCTGTCGTCAATCAACGCGCTCACGGAAGCCGCGAAAGCAGAGGGTGCTGAGCTCAACGGGTCGAACGACGCGTCGATACGGTACCGCGATTCGCTCCGCGATGTGGAGACCGCACACCGGGACTCGGCCGAATCGATCATCCAGAACACAGGCTCCCTGACCGACGCTCAAGCCGAGTGGGAAAAGGGCCGCGAAGCCGTCATCAACATGATGACCGCGAAGGGCATGGACCGGGAAGAGGCGATCCGGTGGGCTGACCAGCAGCTGGGGTCGGCATCGGAAGTCAAGGCCAGCATCGACGCCGTCTACCGGGCATGGCTGAACCTCCCGGAGAACAAGCACACCAAGTATCAGGTGGAGCATGCTGAGGCGTTGAAGCGGCTCGAGGAGACACGCAAGGCCGTGGAACGCATCCCCGGATACAGGCGGATCACGTTGGAGACCGTCACGTACGGGAATCGGACGGCGTCAGCTTCGGGTTACGACGGCAACTATCAGGGCGGCGTGTATGCCGCAGGCGTGAAGCAGTTCTACCAAGGCGGGTTCGCATCGGGGATCTACGCCAGCGTTCAGGGCGGTATCCGTGACCGTGATCGCATCTTCGCCGAGAAGGACAAGGGCGTTCCCTGGGAGACGTATATCTCCGGGCGCATGGCTGACAGAGACCGCAACATCGGGATCTGGCAGGCGACAGGAAGTCTTCTCGGCGTGGGTTCTCAGCAGAGTGCTACGCCAGTCGCGCCCGCACCGATGGTGGGAAGCCTCACGTTGCAGTCGTCTGGTGATGTGAAGCGTGACCTTGAAGAGGTCAACTTCCATCTGCGGTCATACGCGAGAGGGGGTCGCCGATGAGCGGCGATTGGAAGCTGACCTACCCGGGGAACACGCTCACGTTCGGTTCGCACGAATCGAGGATGGGGTTCGCGTCGGCGCCCGAGATCGGGTTGCCCGACAGCCTCACAGAGGACATGAGCGCTCCCGGTGGGGACGGTCGCCTGTTCGGCGTCGACTACTTCGGCGGGCAGATGGTCACCTTCGAGGTGGACATCTTCACACCGGGCGACCGGGAGGCCGCGAAAGTGCTGCTCGCGCAGATGCGTCACGTGTGGCGGGCGGATGCGATCCGATCGGATGCCGGCGCGGTTGCGACCCTGACGTCTGATCGGGGCCGCGTCACGTTCGGCCGTCCTCGCCGGTTCGTTCCCGGCGAGGACGGCGACCGTTCCGGCCTGATCCGAGTGACCGCGGATTTCGCGACGGTGTCTGATCTGTGGTTCGGGGAGTTGGAGCAGGTCGAGGTTGGCCTGGTGCCGGTTCCTTCGGGTGGCCTGGTGGCCCCGTTGGCTGCGCCGTTGTCGACGACTGAGTCTTCGGATAGGTCGCAGGCGGTCACGGTGGGCGGGGAGTTGCCGACGTGGCCGGCTGTGATGGTCTTCGGGCCGATCACGAACCCGGTGGTGGAGATCGGGCCTGTCCGGTGGGAGTTCCGGATCACGTTGGCGTACGACCAGTCGTTGACGGTTGATGCGGCTCCGTGGGCTCGGACGATTCTCCGTGACGGTGCTGGTGTCCCCGGGGTGCTGACCCCGAAGTCCACTCGTCTGGCGAACGCGACTGTTTCGCCGGGCGTTCACGAGTTCGTTTTGCGTGGTTCGTCGTCGACGGGTACTGCGCGTGCGGTGGCGTCGTGGCGTCCCGCGTTTCACACACCTTGAGCGTTTCGGCGCGGATCGGAGATCTTCATGTTTGACCCTGTGCCGTGGTTCGTGGGCGGCGGTGCCCAGCATTCCCCCGAGGTTGCCCGTCTGCTCGCATATGCGGCGACGTCCGGCGCTGAGGGGATCGTTACCCCTGGCGACATGAAGGTGGCCCCGCTGTCCGTGCCTGGCACGGCTGTGCGCGTCCTGCCGGGGGCGGCGTTGATCCTGAACCGTGGGGCCGGTGGCGCACAGCAGACCTATGCGGCACGCCTGCCGGTCGCGGATCAGGTGGAGATCGCCGTGACGGGTTCGGGTGCGGGGCGCACGGATCTGATCGTCGCGCAGGTCGAAGACCCGTTCACGGCGGGTGAGCAGTGGCAGGAGCCGTCCGACCCGACTGTGGGGCCGTACGTGTTCACCCGCGTCATCTCGGGAGTCCCGGCCGGCACGACCCGTCTGCAGGATGTTCCGGGGTATGAGGGTCGTTCAGCGATCACCCTGGCCCGGGTGACGCTCCCGGCGTCGACGGGGACGGTGACGGCGGGAATGATCACGGATCTGCGTGAGGTGGCGATCCCGCGCACGAAGGCTGTGTTGCAGCCGTATGCGCTCGTCTCTGCGGATACGTCGGTGCTGTCGGCGACGTCAGCGTATCCGGCTGGTGGCCAGAACTGGCCCGCTGAGACGTCGTGGGCGGATGTTGCGATTCCGTCGTGGGCGACGCGTGTGCGGATCGTGATGACGTGGGCGGGTGTGCTGTGCACCAATAACTCGTGGGGGTCGGTGTGGGTGCAGATGGGGGCGAACTCCCACCCGGATAACTACAAGACCCAGGAAGTGAACTGGGATGCGCAGAACGCTGCGGGGAATTACCGGACGATGATCATGGCGGCCGCGGATATTGCGGTGCCCGCGTCGATGCGCGGCACGTCGCAGAAGTTCTATCCGCGGGGTCGGAAAGCGGGCGGGACGGGAACGGTGACCTTGGATCTGCGTTCGGCGATGGCATTGCAGATCGAGTTCTACGAGCAGGCTGTCTGATGTCGACGTGGCGGTATCTCGTGCAGCGGGCCGGCACGAAGGAATGGCTGCACACCGATCTCCCGCTCACCCGGGACTCGTGCTCGTGGGCGCTGTCTGCCCCGGGCATCCTGGCCGGGTCGGTGGCCCCGGACATCGGCGGGATGCTCGCACAGGACGGGAAGCCGCTGCTGGATGAGTGGTCGTCGCTGATCTACATCGAAGCGGACGGCATCATTCGCGGCGGCGGGATCGTCATCTCATCCCGGTTCGAGGGCTCCCGGTGGCGGATCGAGGCGGCCGGGTTCACAACCTACCCGTTCGGCATCCCCTACGGCGGTTCGTTGGCGCTCGCACAGGCCGACCCGGCGCAGATCGTCCGTGACCTGTGGGCGCACGTCCAGTCCTATCCGGACAGTGACCTTGGTGTGATGGTGAAGGGTTCGACGTCGCTGCGGATCGGTACGGATTCGACGGCGAAGCTGCAGGCGGCGACGACCGCGTGGGAGGCGGCGAAGGCGGCGTACGACGCCGCGAATGCGGTGTTGAAGTCTCGGCAGGCGTCCGAGACGGCGGCCCGGAAGGCGTATTCGCCGCTGGTCGCCGACCGGACGGCGAAGTCGAAGGCGCTCACGGCGGCGAAGAAGACGGGCAACGCGGGTCAGATCGCGGCGGCTCAGGCGGCGTACAACACGGCCAAGGCTGTCGCGGCGGCGCAGAAGACGGTCGTGGATGCTCGGGCGGCGTCGAAGAAAGCTCAGGCCGACATCGTCAAACCGCTCAAGGATGTGCTCGACGCCCGGGCGGAGACGAAGCGGCTCGCGAAGGAAGCCGAGGACGCGGACGGCGGCGCGTACAAGCTCGACTGGTGGGATTCTCCCGACGTCGGCGACGAGATCGACTCCCTCGCACGGGAGACGCCGTTCGACTTCACCGAGACGCACACGTGGAACGCTGACCGCACGGATGTCACGCACACCGTCACCGTGCACTATCCGCGTGCCGGCCGCCGCCGCGACGACCTCGCCTTCACTCTCGGGGAGAACGTGACCGCGATTGCCGACCCGGTGCGGGACGGTGACGCGTTCGCGAACGAGGTCATCGGGCTCGGTGCCGGAGAGGGTGCCGGGTCGCTCAGGCGGACGACAGCGGTCAGGGATGGCCGGTTGCGTCGCCCGTACGTGCTCGCGGTGAAGGATGTCGCGAAAGCGACCCGCCTGGATGCGTTGATCCGTGATGAGCGTATCCGCCGCCAGCAGCCCCTCACGATCCCGAACATCACGGTACGGGATCACCCGCACGCCCGGATCGGGTCATGGCAGCTCGGGGACGACATTCTCGTGCAGGCCACCCTCCCGTGGCTCGGGGACGTGTCGATCTGGCATCGGGTCGTCGGCTGGGAGTTGCTCACCGACTCCACCGCACAACTCACTTTGGAGCGCTCGGACACGTTCACGTACGGCGCATAGACAGAAGGGGGTCCGGGATGGACTCTTCCGCCGTTGAACTGGCCCGTCGCATCGCGAAGGTGGAGAAGGCGCAGCGTGCCCTCGGGCGGGCGTCGCAGATCTCCCGCTCCACCCTGAACGTCGAGGGCGCCGATGTTCCGGTGCCCGACGCGATCGGGCAGGGCGCTGAGGCAATCTCCCTCGTGGATGACCTGCAGGGGTCTGTCGAAGAAGCTCTCGGTGACATCGAGGACGGTCAGGGTGACCTGGCTGACCAGATGCGTGACGAGCTCGACGACCTCACCCTGATCCCGGACGCCCCCACCGGACTGACCGTGACCTCGAACGTGGGATCGTACGGGCCGTCCGGGCTTGTCGTCTCCACCGTCACCCTCACCTGGGATGCAGTGACGGAGGACATCACCGGGGCTGACCTGATCACCACCGGGTATGACATCGAGTCGACCTTCGGCGGCGAGTCGGTCATCGACGGTCAGTCCGATGTCGAGTCGTTCACGACGACCGCATGGGCACCCGCCGCTGAGCGCACTGTGCGTGTGCGCGCCCGTCTCGGGTTCACCGTCGGCGAATGGTCCGAGGACATCACCGTCACCCCGGCCGTCCCCGCACACGTGACGACCAAACCGACCCCACCGACCCTCACCACGGGCGGCGGCGGCGTGTTCATCGGCTGGGACGGGATGCTGTCTGACGGGCCGATGCCCGCCGGGTCGCAGGGCGTGTTCGCCGAGTACCGCATCGGCACCACGGGCACGTTCGTCCGCGCTGTCGGGCCACTGTCGCAGGGTGCTGGGCAGGTCGGGCAGGTGCGCGCCGCCATCGGCGACATCGTGCAGGCCCGCCTCCGCTGGGTAGACACCCTCGGGCGCGTGTCGAACGTCTCCGATCAGCGGCAGATCACCGTCAAGGGCATCGACATGCCCGATCTCGACGGTGCGATCATCGACGCGATTGATCAGGCGCAGTCGGATGCGACGGCGGCAGGTGTCGCGGCGGCGGATGCGCAGTCGGCGGCTGCTCAGGCGTCGGCGGATGCTACGTCGAAGTCAGCCGCGGCGGAGGCGGCGGCGAAGGCGTACGCGGACGCGGAGGCCGAGGCGGCGCGCCTTGCGGCAATCGCTGCGGCGTCCGGGGATGCCACGGCGAAGGCGGCAGCGGCTGAAGCGGCGGCGAAGGCTGCAGCGGCGGCGGACGCGTCCGCGAAAGCGAACGCGGCGCAGGTAGCAGCCGAAGCGAAAGCGGCGACCGCGCAGGCTGCGGCGGAAGTGGCACAAGCTGCTGCGGAAGCGGCAGCCGTTGAAGCTATCCGCGCGTTGCAGACCGCTGACGGTAAGAACCGCATCTACATGCAGAAGGACTCACCCGGCGACAACCTGTTCACCAACGGGTCATTCGAGGATGCGGCGGGGACTGTCGAGGTCAGACGGAACTACTGGAAGCGTGCATACTCGGGCGTGGGTACGCCGTGGACGTTCACCGCGGGCACGGATGGTGTCGTCAGTACGATCGACATGGCCGATCCTCGGTTCAAGGCTCCGCAGGCGAGGAAGGCAACGTGGACGACTGCGCCGGTAAACGCGGGTGGGATGTATATCAGCACGGCGTCGGGCGGGCTCAACTTCGCCGCTGGCGAGGTGTGGACATTCTCATTCCGGTATGCCGCTTCCGGTATGCCACAATCTCCATCTGTCGCCATGGGCGGTACTGCGCCTCCGGCCCGGACTGAAGTTCGCGGAACCATCGACCACGGTGATGGCACGTTCACGGCATGGCTGACTGCGACCTTCACTGCCAGCGGTTCGGGTGATCCGATTCTTGCCGGTTGGGGCCTCCCGGCTGTCGGGGCATGGATCATGGCCGGGGATGGGCTCGCCGAAAAGGCACCCACGTCGCGCGACTGGTACTGCGGCTCCTACAGCCCCGACCCGGACTTTACGCCGTCCTGGACGGGCGCAGCGAACGCGAGCGAGTCGATCCTGACCGGCGCAAAGCCCTTGGGGTGGGCTGACTCCGCCTCCCAAACCGCAACATACCAGTCGTCGGACACCCCGGCTTCCGGGGCGAAGTTGGCGCGAAGCGTCGCGCTAACCGCGGGTGCCATCGGCATCAACCCGCAAGCGATCTCGCCGACTACCGGCGTGACGTACACGCTGTTCATGAAGGTTCGACCGAAGGACCGTGAGCTTCGCGCCCGTCCGCGAATCCGCGGCGCGAACGGCCCTGAAGTTACGCTCCCGCAGGGTGAGTGGACGGACGTGCGGCTTACCGGGGGTGCCGGTTCGGGTTCCGGTACACAGACCGGGCTTCTGCCCACGGTCGGCACGTACCAGATCGGTGACCGCATCGACACGGACTCGGCGGCGCTCTTCGCAGGCAGCGTCGAGAAGCCGTTCGTCCAGGGCGATCTGTGGTTGCAGCTCAATGAGGCTGGCACGTCGGTGGTGGCGATCAAGGTGTGGAACGGCTCTCAGTGGCGTCCGCAGGTTCTGTACGCGCAGGACATCATTGCGGCGGGTTCCATCACTGCGGCGCTGATCGTGATGGATCAGGGTTTCGCGGATAAGTTCTGGGCGAACGAGGGCAACTTCGGGAAGGTCTCCGTTGACATGGTGACCCCGAACTTCGGGGCCAACCTGGATATCTCCGCATCCGGTTCGATCACCCTGCTCACGGGCAACGCGGCGAACGCGCTCGACGCTGCGACACAGGCCGCACGCGTTGCAGAGAACGCCGGTATCGCTAATGGGGTGACTGCTGAGCGTGCCGCTGAGGCTGCAGCGAACGCGGCGGCCGCGATCTCGGCGAACGAGAATCTTGGACGCTACTACCGCTTCAACGACACGGATCTGCGCATCGGGCAGCCGGGCGCTGCGTCCGAGTTGTCGATCTCCGACACGGGGATCTCGTTCCTACAGAACGACGTGCCGGTGTCGCTGTGGGACGGGGGCCAGATGATCGTGAAGTCGTTTGTCGGTGAGGAAGTCGTGCTCGCGAATCACAAGATCGAGACGCGCGGCGCGCGGACAATCGTCAGGAGCATGTAGTGGCGAATCCCACCGATATCACGATCTCGAAGGCGAACTATATTCGCGGGGAGACGATCACCGTCACCCTCGTCAGCCCCGACCCGACCGTCTACCACACGTACGACTACGGGTTCAGCAACGGTGCCGGTCAGGGCGCGGGAGACACCGCACTGGCCGTCCCGCAAGGTGCGCCCTCATCGACCCGCCCCATCGCCAACGGAACCACGATCACGGTTCCGACTGGCGGGGGCGGGTTCATGGGGTCGGCCCCGTTCTTCGGGCTCACCCTGCATTCCTGGTCGGCGCCGCCGTTCAGCGGCACCGGGGCGAACTACCTCGGCTACCGGCAGGTGTCGGCGCAGATCTTCCCGTCCGCATCCGACGTGCCATCCATCTCATCCCTCGGCCTGTCCGAGGGGAATGCGGCGGTCACGGCGGCGGCGATCGGCGCGTACGTGCAAGGCGTGTCGACGTTGAAGTGGAACATGGTGGCGTCCGCTGGTGCGGGTGCGACCATCGCGGCGGCGAAGCTCGAGATCGAGGGCGTGACCTTCCCGTCGCTGGCGGGGCAGACGCCGGCGCTCGCGAACGCGGGCACGATCACGGTGAAAGGCACGATCACCACGAGCCGCGGCCAGACCGCCACCCGCACGGAGACGATCACCGTCCTCGCCTACTCGGCGCCGAAGATCACCAACCTGATCGCCTACCGGGCCACCTCCAGCGGCGTCGAGGACGACAACGGCACCTACCTGCGCATGTCGTTCACCGCTTCCGCGACCGGCCTGACTGTCGGCACGCAGAAGAACCGCACCACCTGGACGCTGCGGACTCGCCCGCGTGGTGGATCGACATGGACAACCAGGTCGTCCGCGACGAGTTCGACCAGCCTCGCTCCCACCTCCACCGTCACCCCCTCCGGGTTCCCGATGGGCACCGCCTACGAGGTGCGCGTCGACGTGACCGACCTGTTCGGCGCGACGGCCGCGGTCACGTTCGTATCCAAGGGCGGCGTGCTCATGGACTGGGGCGAAGGCACCATGGGCGTCGGGAAGATGTGGGAACGCGGCACGCTTGACGTGTTCTGCCAGATCTACCAGAACGACGGCAAAGCGGTCATCGACGAAACATCCCTCGCGACAGCCATGGCCGCGCTCCCGTCGGTCGCGACCCGGAACAAACAGACCAGTCAGAGCATCCCGAACATCTCATGGACGACGATCACCTGGCCGACCGCGGTTGACCTGAACGGCGTCACCTACGGCACGTCGGGGACGTTCACTGCGACGGTCGCGGGCCTGTATCTCGTGTCGACACAGGTCGCGATGCTCGGGACGAACACGACAGGTCAGCGCACGATCCGCCTCGAACTGAACGGCAGCCAGTATGCGATGTCGCCGCAGCTCGTGCCCGCGAACGCCACCTACCCGACGATTCCGTCCATCACGACCGTGGTGCGGCTGAACGTCGGCGATGTGGTGTCGGTGGCCGCGTACCAGTCGTCGGGTGCGGCGATCGGTACGGACACCGAGGTGGGTAAGTCGTACTTCTCGATGGCGCGGCTGTGAGCCAGCCGATCTATGGAAAGGGGTCATCGTGACCTATGCAACGATCGCCCAGATTCAGGGCGACGCAAGTATCCGCCAACGTGTCACCGCATGCGTGGTCGTCGAGGGTGTCCCCGGCTCCCCGGAGCAGTGGGCCGCCGACCACGCATGGGAGCTCGCCGCCCGCCCCGGGTGGGCTGACGCGTGGGAAGCCCCCGACGACGACCACGACCGGGCGGCGGCGATCACCGACGAGATGATCACGGACGCCGTGCGCGACCTCCGGCAGGAGCAGAGCTGATGGGCGGCCTGGTGAAGGTCGACCTCGGCCACGGCCGCGGCTGGGCATCCCCGACCGCGGCCGCGTCGATCCGTCGCATCGACCGTGCCCTGGGCCGGCCCGCTGACATCAACGAGGCGGGCCGGTCCCCGGAGAAGGCCGATGAGAACTACCGGAAGTGGATCGCCTACCAGAACGGCGGCCCGTGGGCACCGTACGCGCTCCCCGCATCCCAGTCGGTGCACTGCTGGGGCAACGCCGCCGACTCCGACGACTGGTACAACGCCGCAGCGGCGGCAGTGTGGCGTGACCACGGGTGGCGGCAGACCGCCCGCTACAACGACGACCGGGACGAGCCCTGGCACGGCGAACACTTCCCGAACCTCGACAACCACCGCAACGACCCCGAACCCGCCGCCCTGGAGGACGACATGACCGTAGAAGACCTGCACACCGCGTTCGGCAAGAAGGGCGGCCAGCCCGTCAAGGCCGGGCAGAAGGTGAACCTGCACATCAACGACAAGAAGGACGTCACGGTCGCCCGCGGCCTCGCGAAGCACGTCTCCGGCAACCTCGCCTTCGCGCTCACGGGCGGGAAAGCGTACGCCGGGGCCGTGCAGGTCACCCCCGTGGTGCGCACCTACAAGGCCGGCAAGGAGATCGAGCGTGTCTCGCTCCGGGCACGCGAGACGATCTTCACCGGCGGGGAAACGCTCGGCGAAGTCGCGGTGAACTGTGCCCTGCGAGCCGACCAGCGACTGTCGTTCGAGATCGGCGGTGCCGCGTTCGACTTCACCGTGAAGTCCGCCACATTCCGCGGCATGAAGATCACCTGATGCGCGCGCTCATCGCTCGCCTGTGGGCGAAGGTGTACGAACCGAAACGTATCCCCGTGGTGTTCTTCACTGGGTACGTACTCATCGCGGCGCTGGCGTTCTGGGCGCTCACCGAACCGCCCCTGTCAGTCCTCGGCGACATCGGCCCCATCGTCACCGCAGGCATCGCGATCCTCCTCCTCCTCGGAGCCGCCCTCGCCGCCTACTCGGCACCGTCCGGCTGGTACGCACTCGAACGCGTCGGCATAGGATTCATGTCCCTCGGCGTCGGCGGATACGTCGTCGCCACCGCCTACGCACACTTCACCTCCGAGGGCTCACGCGCCATGCAGCTCGCCGGCCTCACCGTGGGACTGGTCATGCTCATCTCTCGTGCCGTCGTCACCTGGGGGCACGACTGGGCGCCACGGGAGGCACGGATCGTATGAGCGAATGGTCCACACCAGCAACCATCATCAGCATCCTCTCCATGCTCGGCGTCGGCTACCTCGCACCGAAAGCCTGGACAGCCCTCGCGAAATCGATCACCGGGCGGGCGCAGAAAGCCCGCACCGAAGTCGACCGGCTCCGAGCCGACCTCACGAAAACGAACCTCGCCCTCGACCTCGAGACAGCACACCGACGCCGACTTCAGGAAGCACTCTCCCAAACCAGAGTCGTCGCCACTGAACACGGCGTCCCGTACGACAAACTCCCGGCCTACCCCGGCCGACCCGACCCCCTTGGAGACACACCATGAGCACCACCCCCGCAACCCCCGACGCGCCGTCGTTCCTCGCACGATCCAAGAAAGCCATCGCAGGCGGCGTCACCGGCGCTGTCGCGGCCGGTTCGACCGCACTCACCACGGCACTCGCTGACGGTGCGATCAACGGCGGCGACGGCTGGCTGATCGCCGGTGCTGTCGTCGGCGGTTTCGCTGTCGGCTTCGCCGGCGTGTGGGCCGCACCCGCGAATGTCGCCTGATCATGGCCGTGCAGGCGACACACCTCGCGGCACGGCAGAGGATCAGTCTCCCCGCTGACCTACGCCCCGGACACTACCGGATGCTCGAGGTCAGGAACGGCGAGTTCCGTCTTGAGGAGGATCGACAGGTAGGTGACCTCGCCATTCGGGATGAGTTGGAAGTTCACGGCTTCCCACCCGTCCATGTGCTCAGCGAGCTCGGGAATCGAGCCAGCGAAATCTAAGGTCTGAACGCTCACAGCCCCGACGCTCTCGGCAAAGAACTTGCGAGTCGGCTGGGTGAACGTGACGACACGGTACTCGGTCATGAGACATCCCTGCATTCAGCGCGCCCCATCGACGCGCACTGCCCCCGATCGTAGGGGCGAACACAAGACCCCCGCACCTGGCATCAGCCAGCGTGCGGGGGTCTTTCGTCGTTCAACCTTCTCCGCGCTCCGCGCGCTCTCTCTCGAAGTCCTCCCGCGACCAGCGCACCCGCGTCATCCGCCGATCCAGCGCGCTGCCAGGCTTGGGCCCTTTGCCCATGCCGGCCACGAATTTCCAGAACGCCCACACCAGGCCGACGACCGCGCCGGCCGCCAACGCAAATCCGATCAGCTCCATGCCGCTCACTCTAGCTTCGACGTCGACGGCTGGTCGGTGGGGGTCTTTCGTCGTTCCCGCTATGGTCGCAACCATGGACTTCGAATCACAGGTCGCTCTGCTCTGGGTCGTCTACATTGTGGGCGCGTTGCTGGCGATCATCATCGGCTGGTTGCTGCTGTACTCCGCGATCCGCATGGGCGTCCACCACGGCCTGCGTTCGCACACCCGCTGGATCGATGACGGCAAGGACTACGAGAAGGTCCGCTGAGGTCAGACGGCCCTGACGGAGAGCAGCTGCCACCCGTCCGGCACCTTCCCGGTGAGCGCGTCCATGTCTTCAGCTTCGATCACGGTCGGCTCGTCACGGCGGTGGAACGTCGCGGTCGCTTCCATCAACGGTGCACCCTTGATCATCCTGACCGGCGCGGAGACGAGGTCGAACCCGGCTGGCGCCTGCTCTGCGAGCTTGGCGTAGACGTCTTCGAGGGATGTTCCCTGGACGTCAACGGTGGCGGATTCGGTGGGGCGGATGGTGCCGATGAGCATGAGACTCAGCCTACGGGCGGGCGGGCGGCGTCGAGTGCCACGGTGCGTCTCGGCGCTTCTGCCCGAGTTCGATGTGCGGTTGCAGGTTCAGGTCCGTGAATGCCGCCCGTAGCGCTCCGGCGAGCACGTGCGTTTCGGGTGAGTCGTAGAACCCGATCCACCGGCCGACCTCGTCAGCGAGGATGTCGTCACGGCCGCCGGCAGTCTCGCGCAACTCGGCGATCACCGGGCCGGGGACTTTCGTGTACCGATTCCGGGAGCAGATCGCGGACAGCTTCACGCCGAGCGCGACGTCAGGATGCAGGGAACGGGATGGCAT